GATCTTGCAGCAGGCCATTCAGTATATGCAGTCCCTGAGTCCGCCCCCAACCGATCCTACACAGGTTGCAATTGCGGCAACAAAAGTTCAAGCTGACGACGTTGAGCGCAAGAAAATGGCTGATCAGGCAAAATCAGCCATTGAACAACAAAAGATTGAAGTTATGGTTCAAGCCAAAATGGCTGAAATCCAAGCTAGAGAACGTATTAACCAAGAAGATAACGCAACCGCCATGCTTATTGCTGCCTCTGAAATACGCGCTGGCGGTAAGTCTAACCTATCAACCGGAACCGGCATTGGCCGCGATTAAGGAGACTACGATGAAAGGTGCAATTTCCCAGCACAAGCGCATGGCGATGGGCCAGCCTATTCCTCAACACAAGGGTGCAGCTGCCCCTATGAAAAAAGGCGGCATGTTTGAAGGCTCCGCTAAAGACATGGCTCAGGATAAGAAGCTGGCAAAAAAGCATGGTATGTCGATGAAGGACTATGAAAAGTCCAGCGTTGACGCCAAGCACGACCGGCAAAAGTCAATGAAGGGTTTGAAACGTGGCGGTAAATGCTGACGTTTATCTGATTGAGCGGGCGATCAGTGCGCTTAAAAGGCAACTTAATGAGCTTGCCCATAGCGCACTTGAAAGCCCTGCTCACCGAGACGCCTATGAGTACGGGCGTATGGTTGGCAATTATGCTGGCCTTAAACAAGCCGTTTTGGTAATCGAAGCGGCTCTTAGTAAAGAAAACGAGGATGACGATCATGGTTACGAACGCCGTGGTGAAACTCGAATCATCAGATCTTGATGATGCGTTTCCAAATGTAAACTTTGGCATTAAGCCAACTGGATCAAGAACCTTGGTGCAAATTCGACGCCCCAAGCAGCAGACTAAAGGTGGGATAATCTACTCGGAATACACAAAGGAAGCCGAGCAGGACAACACTCAGGTTGCAAAAGTCATTAGTGTGGGACCGTTGGCTTTTCGCAATCGCAACACAATGGAACTCTGGCCGGAAGGCGCGTGGTACAAAGAGGGTGACTTTGTGTTCGTTTCCAAGTATGGTGGAGCAAGATGGCGTCGAGACATCCCCGGCGCACGAGGAGAAAAGGTTGAATTCGTGATCTTTAACGACCTTGATATTGTTGGCACAGTCGATGGCGATCCTGCCGCCGTCCAAGAATATCTGTGAGGTCATCATGAACACGAAAAACAAAGAACTCCTTGAAGATGACGATGACATCGAAGTTGTTGAAATTGACAGTCAAGATGACGACAGAGACGATGATGAACGCCTTGAGGCAGATCATAGGGAATCTGTTGAAGACGGCGAAGACGGAAACGAAGAAAACCTTCGTCAGCTCCGTCGCAAACGCCAGAAGCAGCGTCAAAAAGACAACATGCGTAAAACCCGTGAAGAAAACACGGGCCTCGTGCGCGAGCTTGCGGAGGCGAAAGAACGCCTTGCGGCGCTTGAAAGCCGCAACGTCCAGACGGACGCTCAAACGGCTGAACAGCAATACAACTATGCGCTGCAACAAGTCAGTCGCGCAGAGTCAGATCTCAAAGAAGCATTTGAAACCGGTGATGGCGACAAGGCAATTCGCGCCCAACGTCTCCGGGAATCAGCAATTAAGCAGGCGAATGATGCTGAAGACATCAAACGCCAGCTAACCAATTCTACTGTTAACAAAGGTCCAGCTCTTGATCGAAAGACAGAGAACCTTGCCCAACAGTGGATGTCCGAAAACTCATGGTTCAGCCCTAACGGGACGGACGAGGATTCGGTTGTTGCCCGTGCCATTGATGAGGCATGGGCTGTAGAAGCGCGGCAGCAAGGTATTACCCCTGCCAGCGAGGACTATTGGGACGAACTTGATTCGCGTGTGAAGCGGCGGCTAGGTAATGCTGCGGCTGACCGGCAGCGGAAACGAGGCGCTCCTCCTCCCAGCGGTCGTGGAGAAACTACAACATCAACGACCAAAGAGAGGGTGTTCTTGAGTCCAGATAGGATCAAGGCATTGAAAGACGCTAACGCATGGGATGATCCCGATATGCGTAAGCGTTACATACGCCGGTTCCAAGAATGGGACAAACAGAACGCATCCCGCTAAACGCTTCAAAAGGAGACTAACATGTCGCAAGACAGAACACATAAAGACAAAGATGCCGGACGTTCCTCACGGGAATTTTCAGATCGACCAGCAACCGAAAACCGCGCAATTTCGGATGAGGCTCGACTGGATATGTTTCGTCAGTCTTTGTTTCAGTCCGCACTACCAGACTTGCCGGAAATGCCCGGTTATCACCTTTGTTGGTTGACAACAACAAACCCACGCGACTCTATCCATTCACGTCGCTCCCTTGGTTATGAACCTGTGATGCCAGAGGAAGTCCCCGGTTGGGAATATGCTTCCGTTAAAACTGGTGAATACTCAGGTCTTATCGGGGTGAATGAAATGTTGGCTTTCAAACTTCCTATGCGTCTCTATGAGATTTATATGAAGGAAGCCCACGAAGAGCGGCCTCGTCAAGAAGAGGCGAAACTTGCTGACACCGCTGATTTTATCAGGCAAACGGCAAGGCAAATGGGTTCTGATGTCTATGAAGGGGATGGATTGTCTGGTTTGCGATCACCCATGAACCGCTAAACGAGGAATGAAAGATGACTTCATCTTCAAATCCATTCGGTCTGCGGGCGATCAACAGCCCTAGTGGCACTGTTCGCCCGTATAACGGACTAATCAAATCTGGCTTTGCCAGTGACATCTTCCAAAATCAGCCAGTCCGGTATGGTCTGTCGGGGGACTCAGGTTCCGTCGAAGGCTATCTCGTACCAGCAGCAGCAGGAGAACGCTTAATCGGCACTTTTATGGGTGTTGAATTCGTGGACTCCACAGGTCGCCAGCGCGTCAGTAACTATTGGCCCGCTAGTACCACAGGCACAAGCATCATTGTCTACTTCAGCACAGACCCAACAATTGTGTATGAAATTCAGGCTAATGCTACTTTGGCCATTGCAACCATCGGTCAGCAGTATGACATCTCCGGCGTAACGGGCAATTCCCTCGGATTTTCAACTGCATCTCTCGATGTTGCTTCCGCCACCACTAACGCACAACTTCGCGTCATTGGTATTTCAAACTATGTCAATAACGCTTGGGGCGATACTTACCCGATTGTTCAGGTCCAGATTTCTGAACATCAAAATATCGCCGACAAAGCGTCTTACTAAGGAGGGCTTAAACTATGGCACTTCCAATGCGCAGTACTGACTTCCGGTCAGTAGTTGAGCCTATCCTGAACGAAACCTTTGACGGCGTTTACAATGTCCGTGCAGACGAGTGGAAACAGGTTTTCCGTGAACAGCGTGGTATTCCTCGCAACTATCACGAAGAACCCGTCCTGTTCGGCTTTGGTGCAGCTCCTGAATTGCCTGATGGCACGGCAGTAACATACCAAAGCGGCGGCGTTCTCTTCCTTGCCCGTTACGTTTATCGCGTATACGGCTTGGCCTTCGCGCTGACCAAAGTCTTGGTTGAAGATGGTGATCATATCTCCATCGGTCGTACCTACGCCGAGCATCTTGCTCGTTCGTTGATCGAAACCAAGGAAACCTTGGGCGCTAACGTGCTGAACTTCTCGTTCACCAACGGCTACAACGGCGGTGACGGTGTTTCGCTTGTTAACACAGCTCACCCGATTGCTAACGGTTTGACCTTCTCAAACCAACTTACGACCTCCGCTGCCCTGTCTCAGACTTCTTTGGAGCAGATTCTTGTTCAGATCCGTCAGGCCGTAGACAACAACGGCAAGAAGATCCGTCTTGAACCAAAGAAACTGGTTGTTGCACCTTCAAACTTCTTCCAAGCGGAAGTACTGTTGAAGTCTGCACTTCGCGCAGGCACTAACAACAACGACATAAACCCGTTGGTAACGACAAATATACTGTCGGGCGGTCAGGCTAACCTGTCGCGTTTGACCTCCAACACTGCTTGGTGGATTCAAACTGACGCTCCGGAAGGTCTGAAACTGCTTATGCGCCGCCCATTGGAAAAGAGCATGGAAGGCGATTTCGAAACCGACTCCATGCGCTACAAGGCCACCGAGCGTTATGTGTTCGGTTGGACCGATCCACGCGGTGTCTACGGCACTTCGGGCGTATAAAAAAGCTGGCAGGGGGGTGGATATTTCCGCCCCCTTGCTGCATAATACAACATCTGAAACGGTCAAACTTTTCAAGGAGCAGACCAATGGGACAACAGGTTGATGATCTATGGATGGGCGCGGCTACCGGCCCACAGACAAGCGGCTGGGCATCCAGCGGAAACCCCGGCGTAATTGGTCAGGGTGTTGGCCCGCTGGGTCGTATTTACGTTTTTGACATTGTGCCTGATGCACTGGTTGCCACCGCAGTTTGCGCCGCTCAGGCCGTTGCTGGTGCTGGCAATGCAACAATCAATGGCACATTGGCAACTGCTAGTGTTGCCACCTTTGATGTGGCGCGTAACGTATCAATCGTAACATCGAACGCAGCTAATACAACGCAGACTGTCACAGTGACTGGCACTGACTACTATGGCCGCACTCAAACAGCGCTTTTGACGTGCAACGGCACGACAACTGTCAGCGGCACAAAGACCTTTAAAACAATTACTCAGGTTGCCGTGTCTGCGGCTTTGACTGGTAACTTGTCGGTTGGTAGCGGTGATACGTTTGGTTTGCCATACCGTGTGACCGATGCTGGCTATCTGTTGCGCACTGGCTGGAACAATGCTGTTGCCGACAATGCTGGTACGTTCACTGCTGCTGATACTGCCACTGCAACAAATGCAACTGGTGATGTTCGTGGCACATTCCTTCCAGCATCGACAGCTGCAAACGGATCTCGCCGTCTTGTTATTGCAATCGGCCTTACAGCCATTCAGGCTGGTCCAACGGCAACTCAGACTGGCGCAATCGGTGTCACTCCCGCCTAAAACTAGGGGGGAGCAATCCCCCCACTTTTTTCATAGGAGGGTAGTATGGCTGATGCAGTAGCAACACAGACGCTTCTTGATGGAGACCGTCTTGTAATCCAAAAGTTCACCAACATCTCTGATGGCACGGGCGAAACCGCTGTCAACAAGGTGATTGTTGCCAACCTTGCCGCTAACCAGTTTGGTGTGGCTTGCAATGGCGTGAAGATCAATCGCATCTGGGCAAACACTCATGGCATGGAAGTGCGTATCCTTTGGGACGCAACTACAGATGTTTTCTGCTGGATGATCCCGCAGAATAATATGTACGACATGGAGTTTAGCTCCTTTGGCGGCATGACCAATAACTCTGGCGCTGGTAAAACTGGTAATATAGCGTTTACCACATCGGATCAGTCTGCCGGTGATATGTACACCATCATCCTTGAGTGCATCAAAACCTACGGATAATCGACATGGCAAAGACCCCTGCATGGCAACGTAAAGAAGGCAAGAACCCTTCCGGTGGCTTAAATGCAAAGGGTCGAGCCTCTGCTAAGGCTCAAGGCATGAACCTGAAGGCTCCAAGCAAGGATTCCGATAATCCGCGCCACAAGTCGTTTTGTAGTCGGATGACCGGCATGAAAAAGAAGCTAACATCATCAAAGACTGCAAACGACCCAAACAGTCGGATCAACAAGTCTCTGAAGGCATGGGGTTGCTAATGGCAAAAGAATTCTGGGAAACCAAGAACCCGAAGAAGAAGAGCAAACCGCTGACTACTTCTCAAAAAGCCTCGGCAAAAGCGTCTGCAAAGAAAGCTGGTCGCCCATACCCCAACCTCGTTGACAACGCAGCTGCCGCTAGGAGAGCAAAATGAAGGGCTTCAAGACAAAACAGCAATCTATGAAAGGTCACTATTGCTGGGGTGACATGCCTATGAAGAAAGCTGAAGGTGGTTCTGTCCGCTCTCAGTTTGATGCGGCCTTTGGTGAGGCTCGCAAGCGTGGCGACAAGACCTTTGAGTTTAAAGGCAAGCAATACAATACTCAGCTTGCCAAGCCAAAAGCAAAAGTTGAGGTTGGCCCTCATGGTCCCGGCAGCGAAGAATTTACTCCTGATGCACGTCCAGAAGTAACATCCCCGCCTAGCCAAACTGCGGCCCCACCTAGCCAAAAAACCGGACCCGATTTTGTACGAAAACAGTATAGCATCCCCGGCGTTCGTATGGGCAAGCCGGGTGAGCCTGCTATTAAGTTTGGTGGCGATGAGGACAAGCGGCCAACAACAAGCAATTACAACTATGGCGTTAAGGCAACCGAATCTGATTTAGAAATGAAAAGGTTTCTTGAAAAGAAACGTGGCGGCAGCGTTGCGAAGCCTAAACTAACTTCTGACAAAAAGAAATACAGCGACCGTGACATGCAGGGCATTATCTCCCAAGCAAAGCAGTTGGCCCCAAAGATCATCCAAGCTAATCAGGCTCGCAATGCACAGGCTCAGGCCGCAGCAGGCGCACAACAGCCTCCAATGGGTGGCGCAATGCCAGCTCGTCCGATGATGCCTGCCCGTCCTCCTATGGGTGCAATGCCAACCATGAAAAAAGGTGGCAAACTTAAACTTCGCCGCAAAGGATAACTGTTATGGCCCCTCGCTATGGTGACTTTACGTTTGATTCGTCCTCTGGTTTTACCGGATCGGTAAAGCGCAAAGCATTTAAGTGCGGCGGCTACGCTGAAGGCGGTATGCGTTCTGAAAGCACTCAAGCAGCCTTGGCGCGAAGAAAAGCCAGAGATGCCAATGTTGACGAAATAAGCGCTGATGCAGATTTCATAAGATCTATTGGCCAAAGACGCCCAAACAGCGAAATTGACAAAAAACAACAAACGTTAAAAGACACTTCGGTAAGTAGGCGGGCAGCAGAAGCGGAAGATAAGTTGGCTCAAGCTCAAACCGGTTACTCATCCAAAGGTGACAAATATAGCGGCTATATGGGTTACAAAAAAGGCGGTTATGCTGAAGGTGGTATGCGTTCCGAGCGAACAGAGGTGGAAAAAGCCTCTCGTGAAGTTCAGGACAATGCACTTGCCCCAGCAAAACAGTTAAACAAATCACTGAAGAACCTTTACAACGCCCGCAAGCAGACCGGATACGATGGGTCTGAAGGCTACTCCAAAGGTGGCCCAAAGAAGCTGACCCCCGGCGAAGATCCTCGCCAGATGCTTCTTGGTGACATCCAGCCTGTAACACAGAAAGAGCGTCTTAACGCCGCCGCCGCAAAGCCTATGCGAGGAAGCTCCAATCAGAAATCAGCTGATGACCTGTTTCGCCCGCTTGAACCAGACATGCTTGATTTGATGAAACGCAGTAAGGGCGGCAAGGTTGGCTATGCTGGCGGCGGTCTGCACAAAATGCGGAGCGACAAAGGCGTAACCGGTAAAGTTCCCGGCGTTAAGATGGGCCGTTCTGGTTCAAAGATGCCCGGTATGTTGCCCCCAATGAACGCTGGACCCAAGTTGAATAAACCAGTAGATGCCACGACAAGCTCTCCTTTGTCTCGCATTGCAATGAAACGCGGTGGGAAGGCTAAGAAATAATGGCTACGTCCGGAACAGTTTCAGCAACGGTATTCAACACCAATAGCATCTTGGATCAGGCTTTCCGCCGGTGCAAAATGCCGCCTGAACTTGTATCTTCTGAAATGCAGGACACCGCTCTTCAGAGCCTTTATCTGCTTATCTCGGCGCTTTGCAACCGTGGCTTGCAGCTTTGGACCGTCGAGAAACTCATACTCCCGCTGTATCTTGGTAATGGCTATGTGACGATGCCAGCAGGAACGGTTGATCTGTTAAACACAAATTACAGAACTATTGAGCGGTTTTCGAACACCGTAACTTCATCGTCCGGAACGGCATCTTTTGCTGAGGATAACGATCTGTTAACGTCGTGCCTGCAAACGGCGATCAACGGAAACATCGTTGTAAACCTTGGATCGGCGCAGCTTGTCACAACAATCGGCATTAACATGGCGTCAGCAGGGACTTACACCCTGCAAGTCGAATGGTCAGATGACCTTGTGACATGGACAAGCGTCATAGCACCCGGTGCTACAGTTTACACGGCAGGGTCGTGGAATTGGTATGACATCACCCCAAACATCTCGCATGTGTATTGGCGGCTTCGCGAAACAGGTGGCGCAACGATGAATGTTGCTGAATTCGTTGTTGCTGGGAACCCAACCGAAATCCCAATGGCGCGACTTAACCAAGACGATTACACCAACCTTCCGAACAAGTCGTTTCAAGGTCGGCCACTTCAATTTTGGTTTGACCGTCAGTTAGCTTATCCTGTTGCCCGGATGTGGCCCGTTCCTAATCAGGCAGCTCAGTTTGCCCAAATGGTGACTTGGCGGCAGCGTCATATCATGGATGTTGGCACATTGCAGCAAACGATTGAGCTTCCCCAGCGTTGGGTCGATGCAATCACATGGCAGCTTGCCCATCGGCTGTGCTTTGAAATCCAACA